ACGTCGATGCGCCGGCCGCTGGAGTAGTAGGGCAGTCCGGTGGTGGCGTCGAACCGGCCGTCGATGGTGTTCGGTGCCTCCGGCTGGGGGAGCTTGACGACGGTCGATGTCGACGTGATGAAGGTCGAGCAGCGGGGACAGACCTGTCCTCGGCTGGACCACTTGAACGGGGTGGGTTCCATGGGGATTTGCTCTCGAATCGCGTCCAACATGTGGACTATTTCTGGTGGTTGGGTAGGGCGGCGCCACCTAAGCGAGGGGGGTAGCACCTGGTAGATGCCCTGGTGGTGGTGCATGGGTGGCGTAGGTGGCGCGGGTTCTTGTTTGTTTCTATAGGGGGCTCCATAGGGCGAACCCGAAACTGCGCCACCTACGCCACCCCTAGCCCTCGTAGTCGGTCGTTACGAGGCCGATTCCGACCCGGTAACGGATGCCCTTGCCGCCCTTCACGGACTCGTAGCCGCGGCGGTCCAGGGCCTCGCCGAACTCCCGCTTGCCGATGGCCTCGATGCCCTCAGAGCGGCACCACGCGTCGTACGCCTCGGCGACTTCGGACACCTTCACGCGCAGGTTCGGATTCACCACGCACGCGGTTTCGATGAATGCACCGACTGAGTCCGAGCCGGCCTTGTACGCGCTCGTAGCCGATCGGACAGCCTCGGGGTCGGCGAGCCCGCCCAGGTCGTTGTACGACTGCCATCCCGCCAGCGCCCACGCCAGGATGGCGTCGGCGTCGTCGGCGAGCCGCCGGTCGAACTCCTTGATCTGCTCGGCCTCGGGGATCACGACGTCGAACGGGACGACCCGCAGGCGGGCCCACAGCGCCGGGTCATCGCCGGACACCCGCGGCAGGTGGTTGGTGATCATGCAGACCGTGTGCGAGGGGTCGAACTCGACGAAGTCCTGCCTCATCCGGCGGGCCTTGATCTTGTCGCCGCCCGTGAGCCGCTTGACGGTGGCCTCAGCGAGCTTGCGGCCCTCGTCGGACTCGGAGACGACGACCCACCGCTTGCCCCGCAGGTCCATCTGCCCGGTCGGGTGCGCCCCGTCGCGGTGCAGCAGCAGGTCCGGCTCCCCGGCCATCGCGTAGTCGCCCAGGACGTGCGCGAGGGCCATGTAGCAGGTGCCCTTGCCGTTGCGGCCCGTGCCGGTGAGGATGGCGAGGCGGTGCTCCAGGGTGCGGCCGTAGAGCGCCTGCCCGACGTACCGGCCCAGGAAGTTCCGCACGTCGGGGTCGGGCAGCACCCGCATTAGGAACCCGTCCCACAGCTCCGATGTGGCGCCTGGACGGTACGCCGCGTTGCAGACCTTGGTGATGCGGTCGGCCGGGTTGTGGGGCAGCAGCGCCATGGTCTGCAGGTTGAGCGTCCCATTCTGGCAGTTGAGTAGTGTCGGATCTTTGTCGAGGTCGTCGATTGTGAAAGCAAACGTCTTGAGGGAGGCGGCGATGTCGAGTACGCCATTGACTGCCGTACTGGACTCGCAGCGCCGGACGTCCTGGCGCAGGTCGGCGTCGTGCAGAGAGTCGGCCAGGGCGGACCGGAGCACGTCGAGCACGGCCTGCTTGGCTGCTCCGAACGTGTCCTCTACCCAACGCCGGCCGTCCCAGGCGTGCCATCCGATGCTGTGAACGAACATGAGCTCGTTGGCGTGAACGCGGGCGAGGCGATACGCCATGCGGGCCTGTCCGCGGTGTTGTTCGCCAGTTTCGGCGCGCTGGTCCTCGGCGATCATGTTGCCGTCGATATCGAAGACGTCCGCGCTGTAATAGTCGAGGGTCGTCATGCGGCGGCCCTCTGGTCTTCGAAGTGGGCCGCTTCGTCCAGGTAGGGGCGAACCCAAGCGGGAGATGTGGCGCGGGCATCCTCGACCATCTGTCGCACGAGGCGTGCCTCTAGCTCGTTTTCGTGGTCGATCTGCGATCGGAGCCACGTCACTGCTGCGTCCCAGCCCGTTCGGTGTCCCAGCTCGTAGCCGTTCCACCAGGGATCGCGGGCGTTCAGCAGCTCGTCAGAGCGGGCCAAGATGGTTGCGATGTCAGGGGTATGTGATAGGGGGCTGTGTGGGGTAGCCATTGGCGTTGTTCCTCGTCAGGGGCGCGTCAGTGAAGGGTCCGGGCGGCGTTTCCTGCTGCAACAGGGGCGCCGTCCGGATCTGCCCTCACGCCCACACTTTCAGCGGCGAACGCGGCGTCGACGTAGGCGTCGATGTCGCGCTGGCGGTACATGACGCGGCCGCCGATCTTTGCGGACTTGGGGCCGCTGCCGTTGTGGCGCATCCACCGCATCTGGGCGGGGCTCTTGCGCAGCAGTACGGCGGCCTCTTCGAGGGTAAGTAGCTGGCTCATTGCTAGACCTTCCAATCAGGTGGTGTGACGTACTAAGTAGACCACCATTCCCAACAGACGTCAACTAGAGCCATCCGAGGTCAGTACTCGATCTTTAGGCAGGGGTAGTTGATCTTCCCTGCGGAGGAGTCCGTGGAGCCCATGGGCCGGGCGTAGTACGTCTGGCCCGGAGTCAGACCCGTAACGAGGTACCGACGTTCATTCTGGACCCAAGCCATGTTCGCTCCCACCGCGCTGTACCAGATCAGGGACTCGGTTACGATGGCCGATAAGTGAACCCGCGTGCCGCCCCCCGAGAGCCCAGTACGGATTTCGCAGTAGAGCTGCGCCTGATACCCCCCAGCGGGGAGCATGCCTAGCCCCGAGATGGTCACCCACACGCTGCCGTGCTTCTTCGCGACGAACGTAATCTCTGTTCCGCCTAGCCACACCGGGGTGGCCTGCGCGGCAATGGGCGCCCAGTTGGGCGGCGTGGTCTGGGCAATGTCCGGCCGGTACGGGGACTTGCCCCCGTTGATGGCGTTGCCGACGAGCTCGCTGTAGCTCTTGACGGCGTAGATGGTGTCCGCGTCCACGAGGACTGGGACGACTCCGGTGGTGTCCATGGTGTGGCCTCCTACAGGGCGGCGTTTCGGATGTCGACGAGTCGGATGGTGGTGGTCTTGAACGCGTTGAACGTCAGGGCTGAATTAGAGCTGATGTCCCGGTAGCGGCCGGCCTCGACGCCCGAGTAGTCCGACGGCTCGACCTGCATTTCGAGATGCCAGCGACCGTCCCCGCCGAACCCGAACGAACCGCCTCGCTGGCGCTGGTACGGAGAGACCTCGGGCGGGATCGGACCGTCGAGCTTGACGAGCCGTCCGTAGCGCTGCGAGTTGTCCACCAGCTCGGCGAGGCCGATCACGGTGTCGATGTCGCGCGGGACGATGACGGTGTCCGCGTCCATGTAGTAGACCGGTTCCCGCTGCGCGTCGAGCGCGACCTGCGCCTTACTCCACAGGTTGGGGCCGGCGCTCAGGACGTTGGTCGGGGTGTCCCCGTACGTGCCCGTGGCGGCCCACAGGTCCGAGCTGATCGTCCGGGCCACGCCGCCGTACTTGGCGGCCGACGCGGCGTCCGTGATGCTCTCGGTGGTCTCCCCGTACGGCGGGGTCGCGCCGCTTTTGGGGATGAAGTACTTGAACGTGATCCGGTTCGCCATGCGGTCCGTCGAGAGCCGCAGCGGCACGTCGCGCACGCTGTTCGTGGCGGCTTTGGACATGTAGCCCGGGTCCTCCCCGAGTTGCGCCACGCCCCCGACGACCGTCACCTTGAGCGCAGGCTTGAGCGCCCAGGACATGCCGACTCGGTTGTTGAGCCCAAGGGCCACACGGCCCGCGGCGGCGACTGTGCGCCGGTAGACCTCTAGCGCGGACCTGTTGTCGACGTCGAGCTTGGTCACCTTCACGGACATGAGGTCAACGGCGCCAGCCTCGTACCCCATATGTTCGCGGTAGGGGTAGACGTCCACATTCATCCCGGCCTTGGCCACGGCTGGCCCGAGCTGGTCCCGCAGCCGGGTCTCGGCTGTGACGACGTACCAGGGCTCGTCTCCGACGTAGATGCGGCCCAGCTTGGCCAGACCGTCGGAAGCCTCAACGTTGAGCTCGATGAGGTCCCCGTACTGCGGCAACGGGGTAACCTGCGCCAGCGACGGCACGAGCTCGACCGTCTCGTCGATGGATAGCTGCAGCGAGTACGACACGGTGATCGTGGACGGGGCCGACGTGATGGTAGCGGTGCCCCTCGACGTCCACGTGGTGCCGCCGTAGGTGATATTCGGCTCGTTCGCCTGGTACTTATGCGTAACGTCCAGGGCGAATGTCCCTGGCGCCGCAGTGCCCGATGCACCGGTCGAGTCTGCAGCCCGCTCGGTGCCCATGGTGACGTCGAACATCGCCTCGAACGTGAGCGCCTGAGCGGCGCCGGTCCGGTTGGTGGCGACCATCCGCTGCCCGCCCCCGCCAGCGCCTCCCCAGGACGTCGTCGTGAGTGTCGCTGTCTTAGCCCTCCGGTTGAACAGCTCGACCGTGAGGCCAGCCGCCGGCGCCCCAGTGAGGCGGTACTGCACGGGCACGGCGTGATACGGGCGCCGCGCGGCAGCCCGGTTCGGACCCTTGTACTTAAGTCGGGTCTTGGTGACCTGGTCGACGTACCCCTCCAAGTAGGCGCACGCCGTGTATGCCTGCGAGCCGGTGCCGTTGGGGTCCATGCCCCAGCAGTTGACGAACGCGCGCACCGACGAGCCCAAGTCGATCGGGAGAACCTCGGCAACGCGGCGCGGCACATGCGCCAGGAACGTCCCACGGGCTGGCTCGGGGTGGTCCATGCACGATTCAGCCGACCAGCTCACGCGGGACTGTGTCAGAGTCGGCGTGACGCCATACCCCTGCTTGCTAGTGGCGAACACCCACCCGCCGATCAGGTGGACGTTAGCTGTCGTGTCGCTCACCAGAGCTGCCCCCCCGCCGTCATCGAGCCGTCGCGCCGGGCGTCCCGGTTGAGGATGCCCTTGATGGTCCGGGCTGTCCCCGCGGGGTCGATAGCGCCGTTCACGGTGAGGTTCGTGACGTAGGTGTCACCACCGCGGCTGCCGACAGACCGGGCGGCCGGGGCGCTGGCGAACCCGAGCGTGGCGGCCGTCAGGTAGAACGGCATTCCGACCTCGGGCAGGGTCGACGGAACGGCCGGCCTCGGCGTCGCTGCGAAGAACAGTGAGAACAGTCCACCAACCCCCGGCACGCTCGGCATGTTGGACAGCGCCGAGCGGAGCCGGTCAGCCCACCTGATCGCAGACTGGATCGCACCGCTGGCCGTGGCCATGGCGCCCGAGATGGCCCGCCCGATCGCAGAGCCAGCGTTGCGGACGTCGTCGAACCGGTCCTTGAGCCACTTCACGGTGTCGATCACGGCTTGTACTCCACGGGCGCCCGTCATGAAGTGGGCGTGGATGGCGCCACCGACCGCACTGGCGATCGGCTTGAGCGCGTCGAACACCGGCCCCAGGTTCTTCCCGATCCACTCGGCCAGCGCCATCGCGCCGTAAAGCATGTTCGCGAACCCCTGGATGCCCGAGCCTAGCATCTGCATGAGCGGACCCTTGACCTGGTCCCAGATCGGAACGAGGTTCTCTTGCACCCACTTCCACAGCTCCTGCACCTTCCGCCAGAGCCACTGGACGGCGACCGCAGCGTTGGTGGCCCACGTGCTGGCCGTCGATTTGAGCTGCTCCCACACCGGCCCGAAGGTCTCCACGAGCCACGCCCACAGCTCCTGCAGCTTGCCCCAGGCGTCCTGCGCGGCCTTGAGCAGCACCGGCCCCCACTCGGACGCCTTGGCCTTGATCGCGTCCCAGATCGGGCCGAATGTGTCCTGCAGCCACTGCCACAGCTCCCCGAGCTTCTTGGACACGGCACGGACCACGGTGTCAACGACGTCGCGGAACGCCTCGCTGTTCTTGTACGCGTACACGAACGCCGCGCCGATAGCGACGATGGCCAGGATTACCCACCCGACCGGCCCGGAAGCGAAACCCTTGATGGCGGTGAACAGCCCGCCCATGTCCTTGACCATCTGCGCGCCCTTCCACAGGGCGGCCGCGGCCGCAAACACCTTCCACGCGGCGGCCAGGGCCATAACGTACGGCGCCATGTCCACGATGAATGGCAGCAGCTTGACGAATAAGTCGACGACCTTGGAGACCATCTCGTTGGCACGCCTGAACGCGTCTCGTAGCTTGGTCTGGATCTCGGGCCGGTTGATCGCGTCGCCGATCTTGCGCAGGCTGTCTCCTAGGGACTGCAGCGCGTTCCCGCCGTTAGCGCCGGCCGCTGCCTTGAACAGCCCGGAGATGACACGGGCGGCACCCTCGAATACCTGCTCGACTCCCTTGGCGGACTGCACCGCGCCGTCGAGCCACCGCTTGAGCGTGCCGTCCCCGGAGATGCGCTGTGCCCACGCCTCGAACCGGGCGCCCATCTGCTCGGCCCCGGAGAACCCTGGGATCAAGTCGGCCGACGCCTTGACGATCGCGGACAGGCCACGGGCGAGCGGCGCCATGGCGGGCGCGAGGCTGTCGACGATCCGCTGCGTGGCCCGGAATGAAGCCTCGACCGCCCCGAACTTGGCGCCCTGCGTCAGGCCATCGGCCAGCGCCCGAGCGAATCGGTTGGACGATTCCGCAAGCCCGACCATGCCCTTGTGGACCTGCGGCAGGTACGCCGTGGCAAGCCCACGCACCGCGCCGGACATACCCGACCAGAACGCCTCCTGCGTGGCCCGCTTGGTCGGCCCGAACTGCTCGTTCACCTTGACCATCTCGCGCACCGAGTCGCGCATCGCGGGGGCCATGTCCGCCGTGGCCTCCTCGAACTCCTTGGCGCCCTTGGCGGACGCCTTGAGCGCGTCGGACAGGCCGGACGTGGCGACCTTGAACGTCGCCATGCCCGCCGCACCGGCCACCAGAGCACCAGGGAGCACGGCGGCGAACCCAGCGAGGGGAGCCATCGCCTGCACGAGGCCAGCCACGCGGGACGTCGCGGACATGGCAGCCGTGCCCAGCGCCCCCACCTTGAGCGCGGCCGTCGACATGCGGTCGAACTGCTGGTTCATCCGCTGAACCGAGACCGCCTCCCGCGCGGCCGACTTGCCCAGCTTGTCGACTGCGCGGGAGGTCTTGTCGAGCCCACGCTCGGCATCGGTGGAGTTGCTGACGATTCGGATAGCCAGGATCGCGCTACGCGCCATCGTTCATCCCTCCCGTGCTGCCTCGTCCATCTCGGCGAGGATGTCCAGATACGTTGCGATGGTCTGGTCGTCCTCGTCGAGCAGCACCGAGAACGGGATCCTGGTACGGATCGACAGGGCGACCATGGCTCGGGCTACCGAGCCGTCAGGGTAGGGTCCGCGGTCGGCGACTGAGCCCCCACGTCCCCGATAACCTCGTTGCCGTCAGCGTCCAGCGGGACCACCGAGAGGAAGTCCTCACCGATGGCCTTCTCGACGTCGTTGCCGACCTTCCCTTCGCGGTTCAGGGCGGACCAGGCCAGGACGGACATCCACAAGATGGGCGCCTCGTCCATCGCGGGGTATCCCTTGCGGGCGCGGATCATGTCGAACCGCACGGCGTCGCGGTTGTCGGTCTGAACGGTGTACTCGACCTCATCCGAACCGTTCTCGAGAACGGTCACGGCGAGGCGGGGGGTAACGAGTCGTGCCATGGGTTACGCACCTTCAATCTGCGAGAGGATCTGCTCGATGCCCTGGACGTAGACCTCGGTCCAGGCGCCCTCGGTGGAGCGCGCTGCCTCGGCGGCCCAGGGATTGGGTCGGATGTTGCGCTTGGGCCAGCCCCAGTGCACGGGACCGGCGTACGGCTTGCCCTTGTTGCCGATGCGGATGACACCGGCCTTACCGGTGGCACCCACGCGGACCGTCGTGTGTAGGTGGCCGCTCTTGGCCGGGCCAACTGGGGTGGCAGCCCTGACAGCTGGGGCAGCGGTGGACGCCGCGCGCCGGTTCAGATCCTTGAGCTGGCCGACGTCGGCCCCGGCCTGGCGCATCGTCCGCTTGAGACGCGCCAGGCCAGCAACCTCGATCCGGTCAGCCATCGGACTACGGCAGGACAGCGATGGCCGGGTCGCCCACGACCACGAACGAGAAGTCGCTCATGGCCTTCGTCTTGGCCTTGCCGCCGATGTCGACGGCCTCGACGACGAGCTGGCCGGTGACCTTCTTGCCCGCGGCGGTGTTCGGCACGAACGAGAACGCGTGCTGCTCGCCACGGTGGGTGAACAGCCACTCGACCTTGCTGCCGGCCTTACCGAAGTCCTGCAGGAACGTTCCCTCAAGGGTCCAGGTCTCGGTCCGGTCGCCCGCCACAGACTCGCCCGACAGGACGAAGATGGCGTCGCCGGTGTCGACCTTGGGCTTGAGTGTGACCTCGGTGGTCTGGCTCTCGAACGTGGTCAGGTTGGCATCGGTGCCGATCGTGAGAGTCCCGGCACCGATGGTCAAAGTGTTAACAGCCATGGCTTAGCCCTCCTCGGGCGTGATTTCGGTGGTGAACTTGAACATGAGGCCGGGCATTTCAGCGCCGCTGTGGCCCGGCATCGGGACGTACACCTGTTCGGCCTCCTCGACCGGTAGATGTGCGGAGACGGTCGCAAGCATGTCCCCAAGGTCGTCCATGACCTCGATGGGACCGTGGTCCGCACACACGAGGTAGACCGACCAGTCGACCTCGTACGTCTCGGCGTCCAGCCGGTCGACGCGGACCTTCCCGGGCGCCACCAGGACGCACGGGACGTTGCACTGCTCGGGGTTGACGTAGGTCCGCAGGCCGGTCGCGGCCTCGATCTGCGCGGCGAGGACTGCGGCGGCGGCGCCGAGCTTCATCATGGCCATCGGTCAGCCCACCCTCGGAGCGTCGAGCTTGAACAGTCGGGACAGGTCCGCGTCGTACCTGGCCACGAACCCGAGCCCGCCTCCCAGCTCGGTCGACGCGATGGTCGTTCCGGTCGGGGTGTCCTTACGGCGGTACCAGCGCAGCGCGAGCAGCACGGCGCCGGCATTCACGGTGTCGGGCCACGCTGCAGCCGGGTCGGTCCGGTCCGCCACCACGGGCAGGCCGGACACGAACCCGACGACCGCCGAGCAGGCACGCACCAGCGCCGCGTCTGTCGCGGGCACTGCCAGCCCACCGGACGCGACTACGGTGGTGGCCAGCTCGGCGGGGGTCACGGCGTGGTGTCCCGGTAGATGCGGACGAGCCGCGCGTCGGTGACGCCAACCGCGATGTAGCCGTACACGCCCAGGTCGACGCCGCCGTGCGCGATGTCGAGCGCCTGAACCTTGATCGGAGGGGCGACCTCCTGTGCCTTGACGGCGCGGGAGTCGATAACCACCGCGTCGTTCGCCTGCAGGTCGGTGTTCACGGCGAACTTGATCCCGCCGATGGTGCCCGCAGTGTCGCCGAGCGAGACCTGACCGGTCGAGCGGACCCACCAGGGGATCTGCGCCTCGGTCAGACCGAGCAGGCTGTCCCAGCGGGCAGTTCCGAGCTGCACGACGTCGATCCGGCTACCCTTCACGCCAGCGACGTCCTTACCGATCGTCGTCAGCAGCGTGGTCGTGGCGACGTTGGACTCGGTCGGGATGACCGTCCCCTCGGCGACGAGTTGCTCAACGGCGTACGCCTCAGACTTGGTCTGGTAGTCCTTGGTCGCCTCGACGAAGACCTCGCGGATGAAGTCGGTTCCGCCAGGCAGGTCGATGAACACGCGGTCGATGTCCCACCCACCAGCGAACCGCTGAGCGGTCCACTCGGCGCGGGTCCGGCTCGGCGCGTTGGTCGGGATCTCGGTCTTGTTGCCCGAGTACTTGGCAACAAGCGGACGGACATTCCACTTGAACCCGTACATCTTGAGCGCTTCGAGCTTGCCCACGCCGATCGCGTCCAGGAACGGACGGGCGACACCAGCAGCGGTCCACAGCTCCCCGACATAAGCCGGGTTGAGGGGCCCGTCAGGGGCGCCGATGCTCACTGGCGTCACGTCCGAGAGAGCCGCCGTCAGGTAGCGCTCAAGGCCGGTCGCGGCGTTCGCGGTCAGGTACGAGGCCGTGTGCTTGACCAACTCGGTGAGACCGAACTTTGCGTCGACGCGCGGCGCGGTGGTGAACACGGGCGGAGCAGCCCGCACCGGCTCGGGGGCAGCCGTGGCAGCCGCAGCCTCCACGGAGCGAGGAACGGTCGTCTCTGCGGCCGCTGCCTCAAGGGTTTCCAGGTCCATGATGGTGTCCTTCCTGCTGGACCTAACTTCGAGAACCCGAGCGTCAGCGAACGCCGGGATGGAAACGAGCGAGACCTCGGAGAGGGTCGCTCCGGTCACGACGAGGGTGTTGCCCTCCTTGTGCCAGTCGTTGATGCCACAGCCAACGGAGAGCGCGTCACGGCGCTTGTCCTTGGCCTGGGCAAGGGCCATGTCTCCCCGCTCACCCTCGGCGACGCGGAACGTGGCGATCAGGTTGTCGCCCTCGACATGGGCGGACTCCATATAGCCCAGGGGGTCCGTGGCGTCGTGGTCGAGCAGCAGCTTGACGCGTGACAGATCCTGCGGCAGGGCGATCGCGCCCGCCGAGAACCTGGTCGGCCCCGCCGAGCTGTTCCCGGTCGCGCCATACACGGCGCAGATCCCGGTGATGGTCCGCTCAGACTTGTTGCGGTCGACCTTGGCCTTGGGCGCAGCGGCGAGCAGCGTGTACTCGGACAGGTCGACGTGAGTCTGGGTGGTCGTCATTGCGTGCCCTCCAATGGGGTTTCGGTCTCCATACGCCGCAGCTCGTCCACGGAGTAGATGTCCGCCTCGCGGGCGGTCTTGGCGGCGTTCATCCGGTCACCGAAGTCGCCGCGGAGCAGGCGGCCCGGGTCGAGTCGGAACCATGTGCCGGCCGCCGAGACGTCGTCCATCGACAGGCGGCCCGCGATGGCGTCCATGAACGGCTGCAGGGTGTAGTCGATGAGCTCACGCGAGCGGCTCGGCACGTTGCTGTACGTCAGCGACGACCCATGCACCGAGCCGTCGATGGCCCACGCGGGCAGGTTCAGGTGCCGGGCCACGTCGAGCGCCGCGGCGTTGCGGCCCTGGATCAGGAGCTGCTCGGCGGCCGCGCCGTGGACCTTGGCCTCGATGCTCTTGTTGGTGTAGGCAACGCCGCCGTTACGCCCACGCCGGGCCAGCGCCCACCGCGAGATGAGCGCGTCAATTTCCGCCGTCGATAGTGGGTCGCCCTCGGTCTGGTGCAGCTCGATAGCGGGCACTGGGTTGTCCCCAGCCTTGGCAGCCGCGGCCTCGATGAGCGTGGCCCGAGTGAGCGCCGACGACGCCGCCGAGAGCAGCCCCTCGGACATCGAGTCGATCCGCACGAAGTCGGTGTCGGCGTACACGTGCTCGCCGTCCACGGTGATCGTGCCCCGCTCGGCGTCGTACGTGATGCGGTCCTCAGTGACGAGCCGGAACGCGACAGGCTTGCCGTAGCCGTTGCGCTCGGTGACCAGCCACCACGCGCGGCCGTAGAACAGCATCTGATCGACGGTCCATGCCAGGGTGATGCAGCGCGGCCGGCCCCTCTCAGGCTGAGCCGCCCACCCGTTCGAGGTCACCAAGTCGGTGCCCCGGTAGGTCTGCAGCGGCATCCCGCCGATAGCGCCCGTGATGAGATGGCGGCCACGGGCCACAGCGCCCAGCCTCATCGCCGCGGCCCGCGACGTGACGATGCCCGACAGATCCGCGTCGGGCCAGATGTCCTGCGCGGTGACGTGCGCAAGGTGCGACTGATCGGAGAACGGCGTCAGCACGCCGGTCTGAGTCGCACCCGCGCCGCCGATGCCGAAGACACCGAGCAGGCTGTCCAGTATGCTCATGCAGCGCCCTCCCCGGGTATGTAGATGAACGGCGCAGGGGCCGCGCGCTTCTTGGAGTCGAGCCCACGCAGCGCAGCAGCCATCGCCAGGGCCTCGGGTGGCGAGTTGTGGGAAAGCGCCCACGCCTCACCCAGTGGCCGCGACAGAGCGCCCTCGACGGCCTTGGTCAGGACGTCTCCGCCGTCGTGGACGATGGTGCCGTCGGCGATCTTGCCTACGAGACCGGTAGACGCGATTACCCAGTCGGACGCGGTCAGAGCGTTGACGAACTCGGCACGATGCTCGGACAGGCCACGGCGGACCTGGTCGAGCACGCCACGGTTCAGCCCGCCGTTATCGGCCCCGATCCACAACGGCCGCTTGTCGTCGATCGCGCGGACCAGCTCGGCCAGCCGGTCGACCTCGTGTGTGCTGTGAACGATCTTCACGGCCTGCCGACCGTCAGACAGCGCCCACGCGGCCACCACAGCCGCCCTGGTGCGCCGAGAGTCCACGGCGAACCCGACGGCACAGTCGGCCAGCGGAACGGGCGTCAGCGGGGCAGCCAGCTCGGCCCAACGGACCATGTCGAACAGCGGCTCGAAAGCCTCGACCCACTGGTTGGCGAACGCGCGGCGCCACTCCCCGGGCGGCGTTGTCGCGGCCAGCTCGCGCATGTCCTCGATCGTGATGAGGTAGCCGAGCGCGGGGTGATGCCGCCAAGTCTCCTCGGCATAGACGTCCGCGCCCTCGGGGAACGACCACTCGCAGTACCCAACCGACGCGGCAGGGTCCGACGTCGCCGCCCGGCCCATGTCGACCCGCCCCTTGAGGAACGTCGACTCGGCGTGCCCCGCGGTGGAGAACATGAGCAGTTGCCGGTCGATCACGGTCTGCTGCGCAGGCTTGATCGCGCCGAGCAGCGAGGTCCCCTGCGCGTCGTCGAACGCGAAGATTTCGTCGAGCGCCACGTCGTGCGGGGTGTAGCCGTGCAGCGACGTCTCGGTCGGGGCGAACGGGAAGATCCGGGACTCGGTCGGCATGCACGTGAGCCGCTGAGTGCCAGCCGCCCGACGGACCTTGAACTTGGACGCCAGCGCCGGGCAGTTGACAACCCGCTCGCACAGCTCAGACCACCGCTCGCCCGCGTCCTTGCCCGTCTGCGCGGAGTACGCCGAGAGCCGATGACGCCGCATAATCGACCGCGCCAGCAGCACGCCACGAACGAGGGTCGTCTTGCCGGACTGCCGCTCGACCGTCAGCGTGAACTCGGGGAACCGGTAGCGGCGGGGGTCCTCGATCCGCTTCTCGGTGATGACGCGCACGGCCCACGCCTGCCAGGGCAGCAACGGCGTCCCGATGGCCTCGCACACCGCACGCACCGACCCGAGCTCGTTCTGCGCGCCGGGCGTCGGCATCACCGACCAGGTCGGCACGGCCTCGCCCATGGCGTCCCACAACGCACGGTCAGCCGGGGCCAGCGCCTCTATGGCGTCGGCCGGGACCATCACGCCTCAATCCGCAGCGCGTCCGCCTCGGCAGCACGCTTGACGAGCTCCTCGAACGGGTCCGCGGCCTCGGGCTGCTCAGCGAGCACCTGGGCCTCGACCGCGGCCAGGGTCTCCCGCAGTTCACGGGACGCCTGCGCCAGCGCCGCAGCCGAGCCCTTCGCGGCAGCGGCGTCGACAGCGCGAGCACCCTGCACGGCCAGGACAGCGAGGGGGGCGGCCGG